GTGCGTAGTTGGTGCTGATCGGGCGTTCACCAATTGAAATAAGGTGTGCATTATATATATCGCGCATCTGGTCGTACTTGGCACGACCGAAGTGAAGCCACTCAGAGAGAGCACTCTCCATCTTCTCGCGGAGAATGTCGGCAGGGCGGCGAGAATCAGGCTCGTAGTAATAGGGAATGGAATCAACCACATCCTCAGGAAGGGGGGCGAGCATGATACCAGGGGAAGGGTGATCATGGAACGGGGTGTAGCATCGCTTCAGAAAGCGAACAGCGTCCCAGGAATAATAGTCAGGCATTTCTGACCCCTTGTCAGGGTCAGTAAGCTCATGACCCTCATCAGCAAAGATCTTCTGGAGTCGCTTGTTTGTAATGACACCAGAGATGTCACCAGCTACAAAGTCATCGCCGTAGGTAATACAGCGAAAAACCTTGAGCCAGTCATCATAAGTGTTGATGGCGAGATAGATGTCAGGGTGCTCCCGACGAAGGATAGTTAACCCAGCCTTAACGAGCTTGAAGCGAGTCAGGAGAGAGCCGAGCATGCTAGTGTACGGCTTGCCAGATGTGATACGGTAGGTAGAGATGTAGACATACTCACCGATCTGAACACACCAACTGAAGTACTCCTGCATGATCATGTCACGAACACGTTTGTGGCGGGACTTAGGGTAGTGGTAATCAAACCACGCGGCCATGTACTGGTGCATCGCGTGGAGTTCCCATGACCAAACTGTATTGTCATGGTTACCGATATCGCCAGCGACGGCACGAGCACCGCCATCACGAAGCAACATGAGGCGAGACATCATCTCGCGTGAGTGGGGTGTGAGCCCAATGCCAATTTCAGGGTCAGCATAATGAGCTTCAAAGAACACACCGAGATATTCACGGATGATTGTTTGGGATATCACGTCTTGCGAAAACGTGGTGCGAACCTTTCCAATGTCGACCTTAGCAGGGGGCCGACACTCGACTTTAAGATGCATGTCTTGGAGAAACGCAGGGTGGGCGTCAGCAAGAAGTTGATCTTTAAATGCGATGTAGGCAGTGCGGCCCTTATCGGTGAAATCAAGCTCGTTGGTGACAGGGTCAGCCACAAGGTAGTCAGTTTTACCTGACTTCTTTGTGTTTGCGGCAGCAAGTCCACCTGCACTAGTGTGGAGACGTATAGGGGCAGTTAGGCCACTCGGCGCACCATTGAGGGCATCATGGACAGGCCAGACTTCAGGTGAGGTGGGTGGGTAGCGGGGGATATTCCCGACGATGAGCTGAAGCGCCCGGTTGCGCTCAGCACCATAGACGCATTCGTGGTCAACTGTATCGAGCTTACGAATTGCAACTTCAAGCGGGTCAATGATCTGGCCACTCTCAGTGCGGATATTCGTCAAGATTACAGGCACACGGGCAATGCTCTCCCTAGGACGGTCAGGATCAAACGTGGTACGTCGCATCCGGTTCTTTCGGGACACATACACAGGCTTGGCAGTCCAAACAGGAATACTGTTGCGAAGAACATACTTTGCCTGCGCAGGGAGTGTCTTGAATGGAGCGGATTCGATAGGGACGTTAGTGCCACCAACGTCAATCGGTGCAACTCGGACGGGAGTGCGGAATGTGTACTTCACAAGGTCTTCATATGTGACGACCATACCAACGCCACCGCCAGA